GGATGCTGAATACACATCTATGTCTTTATATATGCGCTTGGACATAAGCCAACCCCTTAATACCTAATATCATAATGGTTCCCCTTATTTGAATTATCACGGATAGCATAATAGACGAGCAGCCAAGAGTAAAGAACTTGTTACCACTAATTTCCAATAAAGTTGGGTTATTTTTTGAGGGCTTGCATCCAGATACAAACGGGGATTAGAGCGAGGCGTTCCCACTCAGATAGTAGATCGGCTATCCACTCCCAATGCTCACGAGCATCGCGGTGGTAATTGCCTTGACTGACGAGCGAGAACTGTTCTTTCTGTTCATTGGTGTATAAGTTGGGCCTAGTGGACGACATATCGGGAGGGCGGAGAAATCGGGCTTCTATGAGGGCAGGGGCGATGATGCGTCTTGTTTTGGCTTTCCATTTATCCGGTTTGCTTGACAAGTCTATTTGCTGATTGATTGCCCCGCAAATGTACGAGCCAAAGAAACTGCGCTTATCGTCATCCCCTTCGATCTCAGCAGACCAAAAGTAATGACCGAGAATCCAGAGGGTTTCATCCTTTTTGAGCAGAGAATCTATTGCCAGCTTTGCGCCTTTTTCATAACCGGGAAGAACCCGCCCGCCGCTGGTTTGAACATATTCAGTCATTTTTGAGGGTGTTGGGGTGTAGGTCGTGGTGTGCCAGACCTGTCGAGCTGAAATGACGAGCATATCGAAATCAGACATCTATCTATCTTGTTCCACCGCATTAGCTTTATAGGGGTTGTGGGCCGCAAGGGTCATCTTCGGCAACCAGTTGTCCATCAAATGTCCAATATTGGGTCACTATCCGCACCGGATCATTTTCCAAACCATCACCGCGCCGCAAAATGGTTGTCTCTATGAGCTGCACAACTCGTGCAGAATCCATTGTCTCTGGAAGGTACTCACTCACATCTATTCCCCTCATCTGACGCACTCAACCGTTTCTTCATAAAAACTCACGCAGCATCCTTATTTAGTGCGCATTTGGGCCATTCCTCTGAATAATATCTGCGTCTTGACCCTTTGCCACTCATAGCTAAAACCCCATCAGAGCAAGCACTGATCCAATGAAAAAACAAAGGCTTCCTATCAAATAAAACCATAGTGGGTTCATTCGTCATAACCATCACTGAGGTCAGGATGTCGAACCCTCAGTTCATCCTCACTGGGAGGTCGGCGCAGCTCTGCTACCTTCTCAGTGATTTCCTCATAGAGCTTGGTTAAATAGTCCCTTGTTATCTTTGGCATCGTGTCGTCAGCCGCTTGCAGTGCTTCATAGAACCTATCGTTTAGACACTCATAAGCCAACGCAACATCGGCGATCTTAATCAATAGTGCTTCAGCCATTTTCTTCAACCTCCAGACTTATTAACAAATCTATGTAGTGCTTTGCCTTTTCTAAATCTTGAACGCCGTTTTTCTCACGCCATCGAACCATGTACTTGATAACACAACCTTCAATGTAGGGAATACCGTTAGCATGGTTGAATTTAACGGGCTGAATAGGAAGGTCTTTGTAATGTCCACCGCCAACCTGAGTGTCTAATGCGCTAGTGATCTTTTGTTCCCCCGGAGGGTAAACGATCCTCTGCTCACCAGAAGGACTTTTTTCGCATACTATTTTGCCTCTATCGTAGATCATACCTTCACCTTATATCTGACTTCTTCGCCTCGCTCCTCATGGAGAACAACGCAAGTCATAGATCGCTCTGCCCCATACCCAGAGTTAGAATGCCACGAATCCGGTGGCGGCAATACACCCCACGACTCAAACATCATCCCGCCAATCTCTTGCGCTTCTTTGTGATGAATATGCCCCGTCCAACCATATCGGTGAGGGCAGCGGCCCCATTCTTCGTGCAGGTTTTTAGTTGTGGCCTGATAAATGCGTTCGGCTTTTATCCTGTCGCCATGATGAACCACAATAAGATTCCTGCCAAACTCAAAATGGATAAACTTGTTGAAATTGTCTTTCACCTCAACGCGAGGTTCTTCGTAGAAATATGCCCTCACCACCTCATTCAATCCTAATGCGCTATCGGGGTCGTGGTTGCCTCTAGCATTAATGACAATGACCTTCTTGTGCTTTTGGAGCATGAGCGTGATAACAGACTTCAACAATAAACCGGCCAATCTACCAACTCGGCCCATCCTTCCATCAACATCAAGTTGCGCCCCAGAAGCAGGGGTTCGCGCCGTGGTATCGTTAGCATGAAGGAAGTCGCCCACATTCACCAATGCCCCAACTTCGGAGGCCGGAGAGCGAGCAATGAGCTTCTTTACCGTTTCAAGTAATAGCTTCTCGGCAATGTCGGTGTCATAGTCGCCCTGCCCTGTCTCCTGCCCCCACGCATACATCCCGAAATGATGGTCGCCGATCAGATAACAAGACATCAAACTGGTATCACATGATTTTGGTGATTTGAGTGGTTTATATAAACCGGAGAGGTCTGATTTAAATGCGGCCAATAAACCGGCCTGAATTTCAGCGAGGGCCACGCGCTCTGGCTCTTGAATATGCCATTGCTGTGATATATCGCCGTCTTGGTTGTAGGCTGTTGATATTCTCTTTGTTGTGAATCCCGGTGCTGCTGGGTGTGTTAGATCATGGCCGGGAGAATAACCACATGAAGCAGCTTTGGTTTTTATTCGATCAATGGAGTCATCAACCGTTTGCGGCGCAAGGTTTAATGCTCTGGCCGCAGCCCTTTTTGACCCATGTTCACAAACAGCTTTATAGATTTCAAGCTGGCGGTCTGTCTTTGCATATTGAGCAAATTTTTCGTCATAGATCATATCTAGCCCGTTCGTGGGTTATATTCCGAAGCGGGCAATCAAAATGGCGTCTGCCCTACCAATGTCCTTTTTTCTTCCCAATGGCGCATCGGGGTAAAGCCTCTGCGCTAAAACTCTGGCTTCATCTTTACCCTTCCCAATCAATCCCGCCGCCTTCTTCCATTGTTGTGGGGCTGATAAAATGAATCGAATGTCACAAGCAGCAAGCACTCCCTGAATAACGCCATAGCCCATTCCGAAATTGAACATGGATGTCACTCCCTGTCCCGGCATCGCATGAACCTTTTCCAAAATAGCGACCTGCCCTGCTTTTATATTATGGGTGAAGATTTCCTTTAGCTTGTAAGGGTCAACCTGTTGTTTCTTTCCGTTAGCCATCAACGGCATATCATACACCAACAAGTCTTGGCGATCATAAAGGAACGCAATAGCGCCAGTGTTGCCGGGGTCTATTCCTATAATCACGACCCATCCCCGACCAACGCCCCCAAGAAAACTTTGGTTGCCGTGAGTAAATCAGCCTCGGTTCCATAAGCCTTTTCAAAAGCGGCCCGTCCGTCGCCATGACGAGATACCCACTCACCGTCATTTGATTTGTGCCGGTGGTGACGACTGCAAAGCGGAATAGCTAACAGATGAGCGTCTGCGGTTGTTTTGCCTGTGGGGTGATGCACTTCTGACGGACTATCGCCCAATCGCTTTATATAGCAGACTATACAGCCACATTGACCAATAAGATCAAGCCACGCTTTTTCAGCCTTGTTCGGCTTTCTTCCTTTCATGCCAACCACCCCTTTGACTTACAGATTAACCCCAACAAAAGCGCCCGCCAGAAACACAGCCATAACAGAGAGCGACACCCACAATGGAGAAGTCACCGCCCACCACGACTAGTGAATTTTCTCGCAGAGTTTCAAGCCGACAAATAGCACCACCAATCAAATAGCACCAACAATAAAGCTACAAATTGAATAATTAACGTCATAAAAGCTACAAATTGAATAATTAACGTCATATCACCGCCCCATGTTTTTCTTGCTCGTGTAGATTGTTTTCATTCCAGCCCATAAAGTGCAGGATTGGTCAGCCTATACTTCTGGCCCATTTCCCTATCGACATCAGTTAAGTATTGCGCCATTTGCGCCATGCTCATCAATCGAGTGACGGGGGTGTAGGGCATTATTTCATCGACAATTTCCTCATAGGTTGGTTGAGTTGAAAGCACTCGCTCCCAGAAGGTGTTGAACGTAGGCTCATTAACCATCAACGGAATTCCATAGCGGTATTTGCAACGGGAATGAATTTGTTCTGGGGTATATTCTTTACCCTGCTTTGCGATTTCCCCGTACCACATATGGGACAGGCTGTTCTGAGCTTGTCTTCTTGTCTCAGAATAAGCCTCAATCTTTACCGAATAGGGCTGCTCCGGTGTCGCATTTACAATCGAGAGTGCGGCAACAGCATTCGCTTTTTGCTCATCACTTCTTAATATAAAAAAATCACCGCGCATCAGTGTCTATCCGTTGTTTTCTGAACCGTTTGTTCATAGCTCGCTTGACCTTCTTCCAGACTCCAGCCCGTTTCACAATGAAACTTTTTTTCCGAGCAGCACTTAAACAATCAACCTCATCTGCATCGATGAGCTTCTGTTTCACCTCACCAACCCCTGTTTTGTAGCGTCAGCTTCTTGAGATAGATCGTGGTTATGATTACAACGTGCCTTTCCATCGGCCCCACCCCCACATGACTGTAAAAAGGAATCCATGCCTCCAGCCCAACCCGCAAATGGCTCAACGGCATTGGAGCCACCTCTTTCATCGACACCTTCTTGCTTGGCTTTTCCATTATCATCATCCAAAGACTCTATTTTATCACACCTCATTTCTCATCCTCTTGGCCTTGCGTATTTTTTTGGAATGCTGGTTAGAACAAGTAGTTAAATGCCACCCATCACAGTCATCGCAATGGTAAACCTTGAATGACCCGACCCCAGCTTTCATGGCCTTTGTGGGCCTAGCCAGCATCACCTTGATAAACTTTCTCGCCTCCTTGTTAGATGGGAAGCGCATCTTATTCTGGCACATAGGCTCCCTCCTTGAGATCATCAAGCCCCAACTTGATAAACACTAGGGCCAAATCAATTAGTGGCCTTTCCTCAATCGCAGCCCAAAACGAATCAGGGTAGTCATAAGCCTTCGCCGCTCCCGATAGGGCTAGGGCTTGGTCACGCTGCCTACCGGCCAAATAGAACCGAAGCTCTGTGGTGACATTCGTCTTGAGTAAAAGCAACTTGTAGAGCCGGTGCATTTCCGTCACATCAACAACCGTTTCTCTCACCATAATTTCAACGCTGGTGATGCTGATCTTGGAGAGCCGCCCCTCAACCTTTGATACGCGCTTTGAGAGCGGATGTATGTCACCAATGCGTTTTGATAACCGGCTGATTTCCTTTTTCATCTCAACTGAGTCTTGATACAGGTCATCAATGCGCTTTTGCATCCTCGCTGTTACTAGTGGCAGCATCACATTCTCCCCGTCTTGTTTTCCCAGATATAAGCGTAGATTTTCGCACTTGGTTCTTTTGGTTGACCATCCCACAAAGACGCTCGACACATTGTTGATTTGTTTCCTATGTAAGTTTTAAAGGCGGCACAAGCTAAATGTTCTGAGCTGCACCTTTCGGCATGGTCACAACCTGTACAGGGAGTCAATGCACTGGTCGCACTGATTTTCGGCTGCATAGCTTCGTCGCGGTGGTGCATTTCATTTGATGTTATAGAACGGTGCATTGTTATATTCATTATTGTTATCCCCTTTTTTTCTTAGATTAACTTTTTCTTTATTAGCTATCAATCCCAAATGGAATAATATTCCCAGAATTGTCGCCGGTGAATTGCAGGGAGTTTTCGTTAAACCATAATTGGTAAGAACCCTCCCATTCACCGTGGCGTTGTTTTTCAACGACCATATATTGATCTGGCCTTTCCAATGACTCAGCCTCAACCTGAGAAATCTGAATGCCGTTCTTTTGTTTGAACAATGCTTGCTCTTTGATTTTATTCTTCCAACAGACCACCACATTATCAGCCAAGTCAGTGATGCCACCGGTTCCCTTGATGTCAAACTTGTTCGGAATCCGGTCTTCAGAAACGCCCTTTCTCATGTGACAGATCAGGTGAATATGCACCTTGTAATTCTTTGCCGCCCATTGGAGCCGGTCAACAAACTTCTTCTCGGCAGCATAATCTTCTTCATTCAGGCCGCACTTCATCAGTGAGTCAATGACGATATGGCTGCAATTCAATTCCTTTGCTGCATAATGAACAACCCCTAGAATCCGCGTTGCCTCAACCGTATCAAGTTGGTCATAAATACAAACCCGCTCCTCGCTCCAATACGCAAACGATCTCGCATACTCGCCAGATGGATAGCATCCGGCGGCTTGTTGACACATTCTCGCAAGGGTTGATTCTGGAGACATCTCCAATGACGCGATGCAGACCCGCATGGTCTTGGCCAGCGATAACATAACCTGACCCACTATCATCGACTTTCTGTGGCCGTTAATTCCAGCCCATATGGTTAACTCTCCGGGCCTCAACCTAAAGGTGTTGTGGGTCTTAGACCACGGTAGCTTGTCGCCAAATACTTCTATGCCGTTATTGATGCGATCAACTAAAGCGTCAGCCCAGTGATTGCCCCAGTGAACCTCTTGCCCTTCCAGCAGCCCCTGCATCTCCAGATAGTCTTTAAAATCTATACCCGATGGAATAATCATGGTGGTTCCCCTTGTTTTTATTGTTTGTTGTTGTTTGTTGTTGTTTTCTGTTAGGCCCGTTTTACATTTTCATGCGCAATAAAATGTGCTTTGACTACACCTTTGTGCGCATTAAATAGCGAAGGGTTCAATGAAGCCGCCGGTCTGCCCCCCTGATTCCTGAACATCGTCTTCCCAGTTTTTACCATTCAACCACGTCGCGGGGTATTTCCGAAACATTCGCTTCTCGCCAGAAGATGCTTTTCCCTTGACGACTGTGGAGGCAACATAAGCATCAACAGCAGAGAAAGCCAGATCACGCTCTTTGTCTGTTAGCTTCAACCATGCTTTTTCTGCTCTCGCTCCATCGACTTTGTAATTGAACCGTGCGTAGAACGCATCAAATCGCGCATTAGTGTTCTTATTCTTATCTAATCTAGTCTTATCTGCTTTAAGAGACTTAAAGTTATTTAAAGTTTTTTTAACTTCGGCGCTCTGGCTTGTTGTGTTATCCAGACGTTTAGCGAGTTGTAGGCAGGTTATGTGAACGCCGGAATATTCAAAAAGACCAATCGCGCACATTTTGCGCATTATCTCCTCGACGCGCAATGTGTCAATTTTTAGGTGATAACCGAGGATTTCGGCATCATGTTTAAGCTCAAAGGTGATGTTATCCGGGGTCACTCTTGCTGCGATCAGCTCAATACAATACCAGTATAGCGCGTAACCATCAGCACCATATTTCATTAGAATCGTTTGTATTTTGTCGTCTGTGTGGGCGTTTGCGTCATGTTTGAACCATTTCATTTTTTATTATCCTTGCGGCTATTAGTCGGTGATGGTTGCCCAACAATTGATTCATGAAACCAACAAAATTATCAATACTGCGTTCATATGCGTGATTTTGCGTTATTGTGCGTGGTTTTGCGTTAGCTGCTTTTAGACCACTGAGCAACCTGCACCTTCTCATCATATCGGTTAACGACATCAATCATTGTGGTGGTGATCGGATAACCGTTTGATCTGAGTTCAGATATTCTAGCCGTTGGGTTCAGTATTCCCAGTTCAGTGAGAGCCTGAATCCTCGTTAGTGATTTCCCCTGCTCTAAATGAGCTTTTATTCTTTTGCGTTGGTTCATAGTCTTCCCCATTGGTTAATTGTTGGTCATCTAAACTGCGGTAATAAATCAAAACCCCTTGACTCGACGTTTTTCTCTAATGAAGGCCGCTTGGAATTGACGGTTCTCATCAGAGGTTAATCTGTCGCCTCGTTTAATCTTCTGCTTTACCAGTGCCACATAAAATGTGTCGTCTGTTGGAATGTTGGCGGGCTTGGCGAGCGGCCTGAAGCCATCACCATCGGGGAAAAGGTCTGTCACCTCAACCCCTAGCGATTCGCATACATCCTGCACAGAACAACCACCAAAGCAGTGGAGCAGGATTCGCCCATCATCAGCCGACTTAATCGACAGAGATGGGGTTTTATCCTCGTGTGCTGGACAACACCCCTTCCAGCGATTGTTGCCTGCTGGGGCCACTTTGTCCAGTTTTGCTACTAGGGTATCAATATCCATCTAAACTGCCTCTAATGCGCTTATATGCGCTCAGGTTACGATATTGGGCGGTCTATCTCGATGTAATCAAATACATCGGGTCTTAGTTGCTCGGCGGTGACCTCTCCTTTCGTTAAGGCTTCAATATGACGACAACGCCCAGCAGGGACAACCCCTGACCGGAGAATTGACGTTATATAAGCCCGTGATGTTCCCATTTCATTAGCCAATGCTGCTTGGCTACCCATGATCTTAACGACCTTCCTTACTAATGCTACTGACATATACACCTCTTAGTTATGATTGGCGTATATTATAATAAAAGGTTTACACAAGTATACAAATAAATTACTATTAACTTTCTAGCCAATCAAGGAGAATCACCATGTATAACTTCGATCTACCCTATAACGACTGCACCCATATCACCGATGCCATCATAGCTAATCTGGTTCATTATCATAATTCTGAGAAGCCACTCTACTTTAGCAAAATCCCAGAAGATGAGGTTGACGGTTACATAGAGGAGTGGTTGGCAACACTTCCTTCTTATCTTGTTGAGGGGTTTTATGCTGAGGCAATGGAAGGTAACGGGTTTATGATAGATCATATATTTGGGCTTTATGGCGGTGAGTCTGGGCAAGAAGCACACGTTGAAACAGAGAAGACGCTGATGCGGAATCATTTCCAAAAGCCGATCAATCATAAGCCTTGCCATAAATCACTAGCCGAGATGATTGAGGAGTCGGTCAACTTGGTTATAGAGCAAGGAATTGAGGCGTGAAGAAATTATGGGGAAAGATATTATGGTGGTGGTATACAAAAAACCCTTTTGAAAAAAAACCATTTTGAGGATATATAGATGAAAGAATCATTTGCCAAAACAGTATGGGACACCCTGCACATGGTAGACGTGAGCAGCAAGGTTGAGAAGAAAGGAAACCTATCTTATCTATCGTGGGCTTGGGCATGGGGAGTGCTAAAAGAATATTACCCTGAATCCAACTATGCCTTTAGGGAGCCGGTAGATAGATTAGACGGATCTTGCGAGATATGGGTGGATTTAACCGTTAGTGAGGGTGAAAGTTCTCTAACCCACTCTATGTGGCTCCCGGTAATGGATAATCGCAACAATGCCATGTTGAACCCTGATGCTCGTAAAATATCCGATACTAGAATGCGATGTTTGACCAAAGCCATTGCCATGTTCGGCTTGGGTCATTATATCTATGCAGGGGAAGATTTGCCGCAGGGTGATCTTGATGAGATTCGTCAAGGCTATAGCAACGAACAAAAAATGCGCTTTCATGCGCTAGTTGCTGAGGGCAATAATCTCGGCCTATGGACTTTCAGGCAAGGGGTGGGTGATGAAATATATGCGGCCCTCCATAACACCTTTGAGGCTGGCGAGAAAGTGGCGAACAAAAAAAGGGTTGCAGCCCTTGAGGTTGGAGCGGCTGAAGAGCTGGCTTGTTTGGCCGCTGACTTCGGGATCTGTATTGATGCGAACGACTCCCACGGCGTGAATGAGTTTGCTGATTATGATCTTTGCATCAAGCAAGCGATTTACGGGCAACTTGACCACACCCAGCAACATAAACTGGCCGAGATGAAAAAGGAGGCTGTCTGATGGCAATCTACCGATGCGTTGCTTGTGATGAGTTTATGGATGATGATTATTTTCCGGGCGAAGATGCGGAGCCGTTCAATATGAACTGGGAGCATGAATTGATTTGCCCCGAATGTGTTGCAGATTTGGAAGATGATGAGGGGTGGGATGGTGTCTGATTTTATGAACATAAAACTCAACAGCCGATATTCTGTTACAGCAGACCGGTATAATTGGATATTGCTTGAATCTATTGCGGGCATGACTAAAGAGGGCAAGCCAAAAAGCACAATCAAAAAACACTATTATCCTCGGCTGGAGTGGTGCTTGAATCGGGCAATCGAGACAGATGCCAAGCACGCCATGTCGCTGGTTGAGATAAAGCAGACACTAGAGGCGGGCAGAGCTTATACCAAAGCGTTTGAAAAAGAACTTGGTATCGTGAAAAAAGATTTTTTAATAACTAAAGGTGAATGATTATGAATGTTTGGAATTTTACAGGAAATCTAGGAAAAGATGCAGATGTGCGTTCGATTTCCAGCGGCACTTCTGTTTGCTCATTCTCGGTAGCAGTAACGTCAGGCTATGGTGATAAGGAAAAAACCACATGGGTTCAATGCGGCTTGTTTGGTAAGAGGGCAGAAGGCTCGCTTCCTCAATACTTGGTCAAGGGCCAAAAGGTGGCTATATCGGGTGAGGCGTTCTTAGATGAGTGGGATGGCAAAGATGGGGCCAAGCATTCGGTGATGAAGGTCAATGTGAATTCGCTTGATTTGATTGGCGCTAAGACTGAAGCCCCGCAAGCTCAAAAGCCTGTGGTCAAGTTTGACGATCTGGAAGAAGTACCGTTTTAATCTAACGGCTGTTATGGAGAGAAGCATGGGCGAAAAAGAACTATTAAGTCGGAAGCTGGAGGAGGATAGGCTTTTGTTCCTATCCGCTGGAGGGAAAATCCAGATGATTTCTACCGGCAAAACGGGGTGCATTGATGGCTTATCAAAGGGTCAGAAAAGAGGCATTGTCATCAATCCACATAAAGGGCAAAAGGCGGGGGCATTATGAAACATAAACACGCAGACTTAATGATGGCAGTGGCTGTAGAGGCCCAGACCAGTGAAACGCCTTGGGATATATTGCAGTTTAAGGGCAGAACTCGCGATATTTGGAATGTTTGCGCTGTCCATCCAGTATGGGACAGTAAGGTCATTGAATACCGCCTCAAGCCAACTGGGGGTGAGGTATGAGGCCCCCATATACTCCGAGAGGGCCAAGAGCATATATTAAATCGCAGCTTCTGCTGCCAAGCTATAGAATGTGGCTGCGTTGACTAGGTTGTCCACTTCGGCAGAAAT